CTCAGACAACCGCGAGGTAAGTCTGGGAGGGCGAGCAAGGGTCTATAGCTAAGCGCTGGTCGAGGAGAACAGGAGCCTCTGTTGAAGGCACTGCGATCAGCCTGGATCGTTTTTGCTCTTGCACCTACTCCTAAGCGCTCTGTGAGTGCGATGCATTCCTATCGCTGAGTAACCATTTCTTCACCCACCATTGAGCGCCACAATGTGGCTTTAACAATACCGGGGGTGCCGGTAAGACTCTGGTGGGCGTTGGTCGAGCAACCGACTGCGTGTGTGTGATTGGCACAACACTGGGACCCAAGTTCGCATGAGCGATTGTGATTAGAGGGAGTAGAAGCGACAGCCTGAGGGAAACAGGTGATGTTCCGCGTATGTTCCCCTAGTGAACCACAACCATGATCCCTTGGGGCTCCTAAGATCTGCCATGATCCCAAAAACCCGCAGGCTGGCGCGTACGAGAACGCCTTCCTGGCACGTAACCCAATAGTCGGTGAGGGGGTGCTGGGTGTCTGACAAGTGGGAGAGGTTTAGCCGAGGAGTACCATTCTCCCCCCACCTCAGATAGTCTGTGTACGAAGTGACTAAGGCACGGACAAACCATCATTATCACCCAGTGGACGCTGCGGCGGTGCATAAACTTTACCACGGGAAATCATCCGTTAGTTAGGGCTCTAAGAATGTTGGCCCTACTGCCTCTCATACCAGGTTCCACAGGACCGCCCCGAAGTATCACTCAATGGGTTCGGGTTCTCAGTCGGTCCGCCTGGATTCTCATCCTGTTTTGGGCGCAAGCCCACCATTCGACCTCATGCCCAAAAAGAATGGTAAACCGGTCGTTTGGCAAGCTGTATGCCGGGACGCTTCCGTCCCGGATCAGCAAGAAGAGAGAGTGAGTGGATTGGCGAGGAGTGTCGACGCCGGTAATGATGTAAAGGGAAGTGGTGATGCCAAAGTAGTAATGGAGGATAGTAAGGTAGTAATGTGGCATGGTAAACCTATCACGACGCATACACTTGCGCCGGAAGAAAGACCAGTCATTGAGGATGTTCGGGAGGAAGGAAAAACCCGCCCCAAGAGACTGGTAGTGCCCAAAATCAAGGGCCTGGAAATATATAGGTTTGGGTTGCCTCCAGCTGGTCCGCCAGTAGAAGAGCAGCCCATTTGGGTAGTGGGTCCTGCACCGCCGGTGCTGGTTGAGCACCAGGCGGCGGAAGCAGTGATGATTGAACCACAAGCTGCGACTCTGGATCCTTCGGAGGCCTATCGTAGGTACCTTCAGGAAAAAGAGGAGGAGAAAAAAGATTTAATGGCCCAGGCCGGGTTGTTCAGGTTTGCCTGCGTGCAGGCTATGCCTACTAAACCGGACGGCGATGTCTTATTACCAAGCAGCACCCCAACGCTAATGCCAGTGGCACTTACTGTCGTGCCCGAGGAGGGAAAGGTACAGTGGGTACAGGGTTGGTCATCAGTAATTAATGATGAAAAATATCAGCATTTAAAGATGGCCACGTCACATTGGGGAAAAATCTATTCAGATACATCATGCAGTACGGTTGATGAGCTCACAATCCATCGACGTACTGTTGGAGAGGAGAAAGAGTACTCTTGGGCTCCTATCGTGCTGCAGTCGCGGCTTGTCCCCTATGATGATTTTAGTGACATTCTAAGTGTTGCCGAAAGTATGGGAGATTTCCCGCAGGTCGTACGTCGACCTGCACGGGGTCTTCCGTCTGTTTTTCAAGGAGCTTATGGGCTTCAATTGGTCGACAGCGATGTTGACCCGGCAGTGGATGAAAATCCACACATTTGGAATGATTCACTCCTTACCTGCACGTATGTAGTAAATGGCAAACACCACTTGGGTGAGCCTGGGGCTGGGCCCTGGAAGGCTTGCCTGATCGCAAGCGCTGAGTGGAAGCGCAAAACACAGCCTAGGGAAGAAAAGAAGATGTTGAAATATACACATCCATTCACACAGAGGCAATGGGCACAAGGGTGTATGCTCCAGTTCGAGTATACATACGAGTTCAAGCGGAAATTATATATTTACCGCACTTATCAAGTGCACACGTGGCAATGCATGCTCTTCGATAGTCGTATTCAAGATCGAGAATATGTGGTTGATGAGCGTCCGCAGAGCCACACCATTGTACCTCCGAAATGCGGTCCAGGGTTGGCTGTGTTTTCCTACAGGGTGAGGAAACGGCGTGGTTTCGGCATAAGGAACCGTCATGACCGACGAGACGTGCCTAATGACCTGCGCCTTAGAGATCCTATTGGATTTGGGTTGCCGGGGTTTGAGTACAGAAAAGACGTGGTATACGAGCTCACAGTGAGTATGCCCATGTTTTATCATATAGTTAATTCTATTGAAGCTACTCTGCCCGAGAAAGACCTATTCGATAGGGTGCAGCATCTTGCTGCCTCGTACATCCACAGCAATATTTCGGCAACCAGATTCGCTGAAGTAAAGTTCAATACATTGCAGATGGCGTTGGACTATTGCAAGTGGATTGTTTTGACCTCACCAGTGGATTTTCCCCTCTCCAGGGACCCCGCCGGGTCCACAAATATGGATATCGAATTGGAGAGGTTGCACTCCCTGCGATCGGCCCGTCTCGGGTCGAAGCGCGGGTAGAGTATAAAACGATAATGGACGTTCGCGCGCGCCCGATCGTCCAGACGTCCCTGGGACCGCACTACCAAGGCGCAGCATACCCGCATGCTTGCCCTCAGCATGCACCGTCACTTGAAGCCTCGTTCCGAAAACGAATGGCCGTTAAACCGCTGGAGCGTGATGCCCAACTGTTCCGTTCATTTAAACGGTTTGTTCGACGTTATGTCGACAAAAATTTTCTCCCCCTAGAAGCAGATGTTGATTTGACTTTCAAGACCTGGATTGAGTCTACAGTGTACCCCAGGTCAAAGAAAGACCAGATGGCTCGGGTAAGGAAGATGGTTGATTTGGCAGTCACGTGGGAGGACAGGAAGTGGGTACAGGTCGATGCCTTTGGGAAGGAAGAGTCCTATGCCACTTGGAAACACCAGCGGTCGATTTATGCCCGTAAAGACCCCTTTAAAGTCATTGTGGGGCCCCTATTTAAGAAAATAGAGGATGTGCTTTACAAAGATCCTGCTTTTGTAAAGCATGTACCTGTGTACGAGCGTGCTAAGTACATACAGGAACGTCTGTATTTCCCTGCTGCCACATATTTGGCTACAGACTATACGGCATATGAATCGCACTTTACTTCGGAATTCATGAGGGCGGTAGAGTTTCAACTCTACCGCAAAATGGCCCAGAACTGTCCGGAGGCCAAAAAAGTCTTGGAGTATTACGAGAAAACAGTGACGGCCACTAACTCGATTTTCTTCAAGACGCTCAAAGCTTTCCTACCAGCTGGGAGGATGTCTGGTGAAATGACCACGTCTTTGGGCAACGGGTTCACGAATTACATGATCTATCGTTTTGTTTGCAAACAATTAGGCCTTAAGTACTCAGATTGTCCCTGCGTCATCGAAGGGGATGATTGCCTAGCCAGAATCTTTCTGAAGCCGGGCATGAATCTGGGTACCCTGCAAGATATCTACTCACGATTGGGTATGAATGTTAAAATCGAGCTGCACTCAGATTTATGTACAGCCTCTTTTTGCGGGTTGGTCTTCGACCGATACGATTTGATTAATGTGGTGGACCCTATCAAGGTCATATTGAATATGGGCTGGATTGGTGGTAAATATAAGCATGCTAGCGATAAAACGTTGAGAGAATTGCTTAAGGGCAAGGCCATGTCAACCATGTGCCTTGCCCAAGGGTGTCCAGTGATACAGTCCTTTTGTCAGTATCTGCTTCGTGAAACCTCTGGTAGTCATTATCGCATAGACGATTATTGGCTAAAGCATCAGATATTGACGCCACAAGGATTGGCTCGCATGAAACCCAAGACCATCCCAATGACCACAAGATTGGTCATGGAAGCCAAATTCAGGGTGACAGTGGAAGATCAGTTTCGCATGGAGAAATTCTTCGATGGTCTGCGGGGCCTACAACCGTTCCGCGACCTCATCTTTGATTCTTATATCAACGATGATTGCCGACTGTACTCCACTCACTATGTAATGACCGAACAGGGACCACATGTTGCTTTGGCGTTGCCTGACCAAAAAGCTATTTTGGAACCGAATATTGATTACGATACCTGAAAATGGGAAAGAAACGTGGAAAGAAAGGAAAGAAAAAGATGCGCCCGGGTGCACGGGGCAAGCAAAATTACGGGAAAAGAAAAGCCTATATGGCCAAGCTATGGGGTGCCGTAGCTCGTGCCGGGAAAGGAAAAGCCCGTTCCGTGTACCAGCGCATGGGAGGAAGGTTTTCAGAGGTTGCTAGGAGGGCAGCCCCTATAGTGGGAGCCATTGCACCCGGCTTGTCTGGGTATGCAGGAGCACTTGGCTCAGCTGTCGGCCAATACTTTGGCCCGGGTGATTACAAGATCAGGAGCAATTCGCTAATGGGCTCCGGACCCGTGGCCAATTTTGGCAGTAATGAGATTCGCGTGAGACATCGCGAATTCTTGGGACCGATCAACGGGACGACATCATTTTTGTCGACCTCCTACCCGTTGAATCCAGGGATGTCAACTACTTTTCCCTGGTTGTCCCAGCTGGCAGCAAATTATGAGCAGTATAAGATGCACGGCTGTGTCTTTCAATTTGTGACTACTTCTGCCACTGCAGTGTCGAGTACGAACACTGCCTTGGGACAAGTAGTAATGGCTACTGACTATGACGCCCTGGACAACCCATACGCCAGTTCTAGGGCTATGTTGGCTAGCTTATATTCGAACTATGGCGTACCATGCCGAGATCTCGTCCATACGATAGAGTGTGCCTCCCGGAAATCTTTTTCGGAAGTATTGTATGTGCGAAATACTGCACCACCGACAGGTGCCGACCTGCGGTTATATGATGTTGGTAATTTTCAATTGGCGACTGAAGGAATGCAAGCGGGTGTAACGCAGATTGGAGGGCTGTGGGTCTCTTATGATGTAACATTCATGAAACCACAGTTGCAGGACTCTTCATCGGATACACAATCCATGATTGATACCTGGACTTCATCATCTGACGGGCAACATGCTTTCGCCGGAGGCGTGATTGCTGGAGCTTCAGCCGGGAACATATCTCAAGTTTTCCGGACTGATCTGATTGAAGGCAATACAGTACAATATGCTCTACCGTTTGCAAACACTAATGACGTTATTCTTGTAGTTTGTAACGCAAATGGGAGTGGTGAAAACTCTCTCATGACGTTTAATCATTCAACGGAAACATCCATACTTGGGGAATTTGTTTTTCCCACTACGGATGGTACCAATGGTGTCATTGGGTTTTGTTTCTATCAGTACGTCACACCTGGTGGCAAAACATACGACTGGGGAATCACATTAGATACGGCTGGAGGTACAGCACCTTATAACACATCTATCACAGTAACGTATCTGGCCAGCTCCGCCCTGTCATGGCCTTGGCAGAGCATTGGACCCAGTCCGCAGCCCCCCGAAGCCGCATTACATTACGGCTATGTTGGGGACAAGAAAGTAGCCATACCGTTCCGCAAGGAGGGAGTTAAGGAAACCAAGTTAGAAGGGAAGACTGAAATCAAGGAGTCAGTACCCTTGCTAGATCCGGAGATGGAACGTCTGCGTGAAGAGACCCTTGCGAGGCTATCTTTTACGCGGCAACGACGTGTTCCACCGGAGCTACGTCCCGCTCATGTCAAATCTGTCTTTCAAGAGCCGGACGACTTACTACCTGGACCCGGAGGTGGTCGGGTGAAAGACAGCTCGTCATCCAGATCTGGATCGCGAGAACCTCGTGCTGTTTAGAAAGCTGAGGAAACTGCGAGAAAGGGAAGTAATTTCTTGC